TTGGCGACGCGGACGAGTTCGTTAAAGATGGAAGACGTTCTGCCGGACTCCCGCCTCGGTGCCCGCGCCCTCGCCCCGTCACGGATTATGTTCGCGCCCGCCTTGTTCGCGGCGACCATGTACCGCTTTTGGACGTTCATCGCCAGTTCCGATAGAGCGGCGTCGAGTTCTTTCAGACCCTTCACCTCTATCGTTACATCGACGGGATTCATGTCCGCGCCACCTCCTGCGTCAGCAGCGTCAGGTCCGCCCTGCGGTCGGTGTCGAGCACGGCGACGATGTTGTACAACTCGCCGTCGTAGGAGATCCGCATGGCGGTCGTGATGTCCGCCAAGTACCGGATGCCGAACTTCGTCGGGACCGTCGCGTTGACCTGCGCCGATCCGAAGAACTCGCGACCTGTCACGGACGACACGGACGCCCAGACTTGCGCGAACTCCGTCCACGTCACGACCTCGCCGCCGTAACTGTCCCGCGTGACGGACTTCTCCTCGATCGTTATCCGTGCGCGACCGAGCGGGCCGACTCTCAAAACGATCCCCACAGTCTCTCGGACGCCAGCAGCGCCTCGATCGTGTTGTTCGGCACCACCGTCGCCCCGATGGTAGGCTCGCCGCGCATCTCGAATAGGTCCGCGCAGACCAACTTCACCGCCGCCTTGATGTTGAATGGAACGAGCGCCTGCGTCGTCCACCCGCAGACGAACCGTATCTTGATCGGGTTGGACGGGTACAACGTGCCCGACGGCCACGTCCCGGCATACGGCAGCACGATCCGCCCGAACCCCGCGCCGTTCGTCTCCACCAGGTAGTCCGTCGTCGGCGTCATCGTCACGTCGTCCGCCACGGTCACCCAGTCGCTTTCCTTGTAGACGATCGACGTGACCGATTGCAGGTTGCCGAACGGAAGGATGATGTAGTTGTCCGACGGGAACGCATCGATCCAGTAGTCCCACGTCTGCGTCATGATCGCCCGCCGGGTCCAGTTCTCGACGTGGTTCGTCGCCGCCTTGACGACCGTGCTGACGTACACGTCGTTGTCGGCGGTGTCGATGTACAGGTGCTCCTTCGCCTCTTGGACCGTGATCGGCTCCAGCGTCGGGGCGGTTACTAAGAGGACGTTCATGCAAGGTATCCTGCGGGGTTGATGGCGCGATACCGGCAGGACGTCACGCAGGTCGTCGGATCCGCCGTCGCCGTGCCTCCGACGATGGTCAACTGGATCTTCTTTCCCACCGGAAGCGCGAACGGCGTCGCGTAGGTGAACGCCTTGTTCGCGGTGAGATTCGCCTTGAGTCCCGCCGCAGACGCGATCAGCGTGATGACGGTCGTGGTGTCCGTCTGCACGGTGATGCCGGTCAGCGCGGCGTCGTCCGAGCAATCGATGTTCGGTAGGGTGAGCGTGAAGTATTCGACGTACACCGAACCGCCGGTGGCGGTGAACAGGTCGAGGTTGCCAGCAGCGTTGTGCAGGTCGACGGTCCCGGGCTGGACGACGGAGTTCTCGGAAAATGCCTGCCAGTTCGTTCCGTCGTAAGTGGTGTAGACAACGCCCGTGTCATACGCCCGGAAGGTCGATCCCGGCTTGACGCTGGTGGGCATCGTGTCGGTGGACAGGCCGATGTAGTTCTGAACCGTCGTGATGAGTCGAACCGTCATGTCAATTTCCCCTTAAAAGGGCGGGGAGTCCAATGTACCTCCCCGCCCCGTTCGGTTGTTAGACTGCCGCCGTGACATACGCCCCGTCGGACAGAGGCGTGTAGCAGATCGTGAACTTGACGGTGCCATCCGTGCAGTCCGCACCAGCCGTCAGAATGCCGATGGTAGCAACGCCCCCATCGGTGCCGACGATCTGCGACGTGCGGGCGACATCCGTGATGCCGGGAGTCGCTGTGATGACGACTGCCGTGGCGACCGCCCCGCCGATCCATGCAATCCGCTCCCCGACCGCTAACTGGGCAAGGGATGCCGATGCCGCGCTGATTGGCTGCACGGAGATTGATGGCGTGGTCGACGTGAAGTTGTACAGCAAGGTCGCCGCACTATTGGAGATCGCCTCGGATACCTCTCCGAACAACTCGTGGATCTTGACCCTTCCGTACACGTTGAACAACTCCGACTGGTTCTGGTGGATATAGGTCTCTGCGGCAAGGGCAGATGTGCTCACCCGGATGCCGTTGACCAGATCGCCAATCCTTGCGATGGTGCTGGGGTTGTAATTTGGCATGATCTTTCATCCTCCTTCGGATGGGGCATGGCCGTCATTCCAGACCATCCCGGTTGATGGAGCGTTTGCTACCAGATCGCCTTCTTCTTGACCGCCTTGACCTTCTTCGGCGCTTCCTTGACTCCGGGGATGTCCACCTTCGCCATAGGAACGGCCTTCGTGATCAATGCGGCTGCCGCGATCGCGATCTCCTCGCGGACGATGCGACGGACGTCTTCCAGTTCGTCTTGACGTAACGGCATGATCGCCCCCGTGCATGGGCGGTCCCCTTTCGAGGACCGCCCGTCTGGTGGTTAGATCGCCGTCGGGATCGCGTTCCCCGGATAGCGGGGAGTGCAGATCGCGAACCCGTGGACGATGCCGGAGTCCGCCGCGTTCGACAGCGCGATCGTGACCCACGGCTGCCCTGCGGTGAGCGTCGAGCAGTCGAGGTACGCCTGCTGCGACCTCGTGGTGATGGTCGCCGTGGCAACCGCGAGGGACGTCTGGCTCGTCCAGTCCGTCCACACGTCGCCACCCGTCGTCGCCGAAGCCGCCGTGCTGTACCGCGAGTAGAACGTCTCGGCGGTGGTCTGAACTCCGTCGGTCGCTCCGGACTTGATGGTGAGGGCAGCGGCACCCGCACCCGTGACCGCACCGTAGGACAGCACGAACAGGATGTCGTGCAGCCCTTCGGTGTTGATGGACTCGCCCGTCCACCCACCGTTGAAGTCGGTGGAAGAACCGAGCGGGATGATCTTATACCCTTCCATGAGGTTCATGTCTCTTCCCCCTTATGCGATGGCTGTCGGGCTTTGATCCATCGCGTACCGCGCACCGCTCAGGATCGCGATGCCGGACATGATGGAAGTGCCGGTCGGATTCGCCTGCTTCACCCGGAAGCCGACGTGCCCGCCGGTCAGTTGGCTGGCGTTGAGTTCGATGACGTACATCGTGTTCGCGGTCGCCGTGGGGACCATGCCGGTCGCTGCGGCAACGGTGGTCGCCGCCCCCAAGACGTCGCCGTTCGCACCCTCGAAGTCGAGGATGCACTTGTAGTAGGTGAATCCAATCGCCGTCTCGGAGGATGGCGTCATGTCGGAGCACGACGTGACGGTGATGACCCCGTCCGCCGCAGGCGTCGCGCCGTAACTGATGATGATGGTCGCGTGATGATAGTTCTCCATGCGCACCACCAGGCTGTTCTCCGCCCCCGTGTGATCCGCAGGCTCGAACAGTTGGACCAGATGACCGTCGTCAGGAAGGTAGAACCCCTTGATTCCCATGTCGGCCCTCCTTACGAACGGGTCGCGAGCGCGATGAAGTGCGACTGCGATGAACCCGCGCCACCCTTGTACGGGGTCAAGGCACTGGCCCGCACAGGCTGCCCGTCGATGCGGGTGACGAACCGGAACACGCTCTCGTCGTACACGAACTGGACGTGGATGCTAACGTCCGCCTGCACCCCGCCCTTCTCGGCGAGGATGTACCCGCCCGCGAGGTCGGCGAGGATCACGTCCCCGACGGTCCCGAGGGTCGCGCACTGCTCGATCGGGAGAACGGGGCGGCCGAACAGCGTGCCGTAGGGCTGCCCGGAGATCCCGCCTGCGGGCATGTACACCGGGACGCCGCCGGTGCCGACGCCCAGGGACATGGAGAACAGTTGCGGCTCCACGTTCTGGTTGATGAGCCACACGGCGTTCGGACGGCTGGAAGCGAACAGCCGCGAGTACATCTTCACGATGTTCTCGAACAGGAGCGTCGCGGCCTGCTGACCGCTCTCGGCGGAGACGGAGACGAGACACCCGGCGTTCAAGATCCCAAGCGGCTGACCGGTGCCCGTTCCGTTGACTATGGCATCGTCGATCATGAACCCGAACTCGGACTGGAACCCGGAGCGGATGACGCCTTCGAGCGCGGCGGCGTCCTGAAGCAGTTCGTCCGTGGCGTAGCACAAACCGATCAGTTTGTTCAACGTCAGGTTGATCTGCCGGAACTTCGGCTTGCTGGCGGTCTTGAGCGCCGCCTCGTCCTTCCAGTACCCGAGGATGCCGCCCGACCGCGTGGAGACGCGGGAGGTCTCGTCGATGCCGTTCAACTTGATGCTGTTGCTGTTGCTGCTGATCTGGATCCGGCGGCACCGGGAGGCGAGCACGCCGGTCTGGAACACCTGCTGGAGCAGTTCGTTGCTGAAGTCCTGCTGGACCAGGAAGCCGCCGTCCGACGGCACGGTCTCCCCGAGGCCGGTGGCGGCGCGGGTGTTGCGGAGCCGGGGATCGACGGACCCCGTGGGCATCCCCGCCCGCATGACGGCGGCGAGTTGCTCGCCGAACGACGCGAACCGGTCCTTCTTGCGCTCCTCGGGCTGCGCCGCCTGCGGACGCGGACGCGACAGCGGCTCGTTGACAGGGGCTTCGAGTTTGCTCCGCATCCTCTCCTCGCGCTCCTCGACCGCGAGTTTCTTCTGGAGGTCTTCCACTTCGTCGAGCAACTCCGTCTTCAGCGCGACTTCGGCGTCGGTCGGCTCCCTGCCGTTCTCCGCCGCACACCGGGTTTTGATCCCCGCCACCTTGTCCATCAGGATCTTGATGGCTTCCTGGTACTGTGTGATGGTCATTTCTTTCCTCCTGCAGTTTTCTGTAGTGTGTCGAGCATGTCGGCCTTCTTGCACAACTCCATCCAGCGCAGTCCCTTTCTGGTGTCTTCGCCGGAATGCTTTGCAGGCGGTCCCGGCGGAGTCTCCTCGTGCTTTGCAGGCGGCGGGGAGAGATTGGGAAGGTAGACGGACAGGACACGGAGTTCCTCCTCCGTGAGTTCCTCGCTGTTCTTGATCTTGGTCAAGATGCGGTCGAGTTCGGAGAATCCCGGCGGTGGCGTCGTCGGTTCCTCGATGACGAACGGACGCGGCGTACCCGTCGAATCGGTATCCTTGCGGAACAGGGAGCGCACCTGCGCGGAGGTCGTCGGGTACGCGGGGTACGTCACCACCGACACGTCGAACAGGGTGACGTCGGTCAATACCCGCTCATCCTTGGCAACGTCCACCTCCTCGTCGTTCACGGTGAAGCCGAAACTCATTTGAGAGACGTCCCCGCGGCGCATGGATTTCACCAGATCGTTCGCCCAGATCGAATCCACCGGGTCGATCTCCACTGCCAGTCCCTTGCTGTCCTCGCGCAGACGCAGCGTGCCGGACTTGTTGCGGGCGAGGACGTAGTTGGGGTCGTGGTTCCACAATGCGCGGACGTCCGCCTCCCGGATCGTCTTGCGGAACGCCCCCGGCTTGATGGACTCGCGGAACCACCCGCCGATGTCCGCCCATGTGTTGAACACGGCGGCGTATCCCATGATCTTCGGGGAGGCTTCCTCCACCCGCAGTTCCGCCGTCGGCAGGCACCGCCGCTCCATCTCTTCCGCTTTGACGTACATGGCCCCTCCTATCTCTTCTCGTAGTCCGTGACGATCATCTTTTCCTTCCCCCGCCGCTTCGCCTCGATCTCCTGCTTCGCCTTTTCCAATATGTCGATGGCCTGCTGTATCGGGATGCGCCGTTTCAGGATGTAGTACAGAAGATCGTCACGCGGGCTGCTCATTCTCCGCCTCCGCGCCTTCCTCTTCCGATGTATCCTTGCCGTTGCCCTTCTGCGGCACCGGTGCCGGTGCCTGCAGTTTCTTCTTGAACTCGTCTTTCACCATGCTGAGCGGCACCATGTTCAGCGGCACGAAGTACTCGTCCCCGCCGGGGATCGGATCCTTGTCCTCGTATCCACGGATGTCGTTCGGGCTGAGCGATCCCACGTTGAACATCGCGGTGTACAAGGCGGCGCGGGACGCTGAATCCCCGCGCAGCAGACCTTCGACCGAGTGCTTGAAGTACAGGCGGCCGTATCCGGAGAGGGACTTGTCGTATCGGTCGAGCAGTTGCATGTTGTAGTTCTGCTCCAGGCGGACGAGCCACGGGAGGATCGAGTCGGTGTAGAACGACTGCTGCTCCTGCTCGATGTTGGAGAACGAGGACCGCGTCAGATCCTTCAGTTTGTGCGGCGGCAGGTTGAACCATCTGGCGACTTCGGGTATCTGGAACTGCCTGCTTTCGAGGAACTGCGAGTCGTCCGGCGGGATGGAGATCTTCTCCATCTTCAGCCCTTCTTCGAGCAGCAGCAACTTGTGCGTCTTCCCCAGTCCGCCGAAGTCCGTGGCGAGCGACGCCTGCAGGTTGCTGCTCGCCTGCGCGGACAACTTCCCCGGATGCGTGACGATCACGCC